TGAGAGTGCAGACAACTTTGAAGCCTACAAGTTTGAATTTGTGGATGCCGTTGAAACTGCCATCTTGAATGTGTTGAAAGAGAACAAAGGTCTGCAAGTTGGAGACATTGTGAACATCACCAAACTTGATGCGAAGGTTGTCGCAGATGCGATTGCTAAACTTGCCAAAGCAGAGTTGATCAAATCATACGAGGACGGATTGGAAACAACCCCGAAAGGAGTTGAAGAAGTAAAAAGATTGCAAACAGAAATTGTGGTGCGTTATGGGTATGCATTAGCCGCTGGAATCAAAGGTACTTTGGTTATCCCAACCACTCGTGATTTCTGCCGTCAAATCGTGGAAAGTAATCGTGTGTATTCAAGGGAGGACATTAACGCAATGTCTGCACAACTTGGTTACGATGTATGGAAGAGGAGAGGTGAATGGTATACCAACCCCGATACTGGAATCACCACACCACAATGCCGTCACATTTGGCAACAACAATTATTAAGGAGGATTAAACGATGACCAATTTTGTATATTTCATTTCAACCACTTACTTGAAGGACAACACACCTTTGAATGAAAATGTGGATGATAAATTGCTGAAGTCAGCAATCAAAGAAGCTCAAGAAATCTACATCCGTGATGTGATTGGTTCAGGCATCTACAATGAGTTGCAAGTACAGGCATTTGCTGGGACATTAACGCAGTTGAATACTACCCTTTTGGATTCATACATTGCACCGTGTTTGAAGTATTATACATTGACCGAAGCAATGCTTCCAATGACCTTCAAATTGATGAACAAATCGGTTGCATCTCGTGAGAGTGACAATGCAAGGGCGGTATCGGTTGAGGAAATGACAATGATTGAAGGTCGTTATCGTGATAAGGCTGAATACTATGCCAACAGATTGAGGGATTATCTTCGCACATACACCAATGATTATCCGTTATTCTTAAATCCCGGTAGTACATTTGATACAATCCGACCAAAGAACACCGCTTTTGTCGGTGGTATTTATCTTCCAACATCTCAAGATTGCTTTTGGAACTATGACTTCCCCAACGAGGACAAATAAGTGGCAAAAAAACAACGAAGCCAAACTTCTCAAATTTCTCAAGAATGACACTAAACCAAATAATTCAAAAGATTCAAACGGCAGCCGAAAGCCATAAGATGGTTCACAAGTTTGGCGTTGGTCAGCAGAGCAATATGACTGTTGAGAATGTTGAGTATTATCCGTTGGTTTGGTTGTATCCTGATGGATTCAATTTGCAGTCCGGTGGGAATCTTCAAACCTACAACTTCGCATTGCTCGTGATGGATCGTGTATTTGAAAGCGAATCAAACACCATTGAAGTTCTTTCGGATACTGCTCAAATAATGACCGACATCTTTGCATTGATTGAAGACAACACCCAAAACGATGAGGATTTTGAGATTGTGATCAACGGCAATGCTTCCCCATTCTACGATTCAAAAATTGACATTCTCGCTGGATATGCAATCAACTTCCAAGTCCTCACTCCTTATTTACACAATACTTGCGTTGTTCCTGTTTAGTTGGTTGTGGGCGTTCTTCAATTATGATGAACCAGTCCGCTATATCAAACCACTAAATGTTGAGATGCACGAAAGGATCATTGAAAAAGAGAAGATCAAACGAATCACACTACTGAAAGAACTCAACCACTATGATACGATTTTTCTTGATACTTTTGATGCTACATCTTCAGGGCTTGAAGGGGCAATCAATCTCCATAGATTCTGCGACTCTACGAACTGCGAATAGTTATCTTGTTAAGGGTGCGATTGCACGGCAGAAAGTCAGCCAATTACTCAAGGTTGTTCACTCGGATTCCATCATTATTTCGGAACAAGATTCAGTCATCACCAAACAAAAGGTAAACATTGCATATCTCAATGCGGAGAATAAGTTACTTTTGAGGCAAAATAAAGCCATCTCACGCACTTTGTCCGTCTTCAAGGGTATCAGTATAGGTTTAGGAATTTTAAGCGTTTTAATGTGGCTACGATAGACCTTGATAAATTACCCGATGCCCTTGATACTTATTTAGGGGATGCTTCCGAAGGCTCACTCCTTCAGCAAATCATCATTGATTGGTGGAACAAGAAGGTGATCCCTCCGATTTGGGCGAATCTTGACAGTAAAAAGATAAACGCATCATCTTCGTTGAGACAATCTTTTGTCCCCGGACAGATAACCAAAACGCCAACATCCATCAACACCATCCTTCTCGCTGAAGATTACTGGGAGTTCGTGGAATACGGAAGGAAGCCAACAAGAAATGGTCACATTGAAGGCACACCATATTTGTGGCAGTCAATCGCAGAATGGATGGCATTCAAAGCCGTCAAACCACCTGAAGATTTTACCTATGATTCATATGCAAAAGCCATTGCAAAAAAGATTCACAAAGTAGGTACAAAGCCAAAGCCATTCCTTGAAAGTGCGTTCACGGAATCAATACAGATGGAATTGGTGAATGAGTTAAATGCTCGTTTCGGAGATTTGATATTCTCGGAAGATATAAAATTGTAACAAAAAGAAAAGTTTATTTGCATTATTAGAAAGTTTATTTTACTTTTGCTTTCGTTATGGATTACAACAAAGCAATTGAAACAATTAAACTGAAACGCAGACAAGGACTATTTCAAATAGTCGCACGAAAAACTGGTGTATCACTTCCAACCGTTAGGAAGTATTTGGTTGAGGGAAACATCGTTTCACCCAAAGCCAAAGCCGTCATTGAAATTGCATTGAGGGAGGTGAACAATGATTGAAGCAACAATCAACGGATGGATTCTCACAATCGGTGGGGATAGGTATGTCTATATTGACAAGCAAGTTGATGACTATTTACTTGAGAATCACTTTGATGAACTTGAACCATACCTGATCAAGCGAGATGTGTACTTCGGTGGATGCGTTGAGACCAATTTAGTGGGCATTGAGACGGAGAGATTCTTTTTCCTTGAACCCGACAAGTTTACAGTATTATTTATGCTCGGACACAAAACAAATTTCCTATGAATAAAAGCGAATCAATTAAGAACATCGCTGGTGCGTTGGTAAAATTCCAAGCATCGGTGAGCAAGGTAGCAAAGGAAGCCAACAATCCTTTCTTCAAATCCAAGTATGCAAGTTTGGCAAACATACTGGATACAATTCAAAAGCCATTGAGCGAATGCGGTTTGGCAATCAGTCAATTCCCTGATGCCAATGCACTCACAACAATCATCCTTCACGCTGAATCAGGTGAGTGGATGGAGTCATCCTATGTGATGCCGGTTGCAAAGCAGAACGATCCCCAAGCAATGGGGTCTGCCATCACTTATGCGAGAAGGCAATCCATCGGTTCTATCCTAAACTTGAACATTGACGATGACGATGACGGAGAGAAAGCAATGGGAAGGCAGATTCCAAAGAAAGATGAACTCACACCAAAGCATCCATCGTGGGCGAAAGCAGTTGAACACTTAAAGACGGGTGGATTGATGACAGACATCACAAGCAAGTTTGAGGTATCTCCGGTCAATATGAAACTTTTAATCGGAGAGAAATGAATAACACACATCCAGTTATTCACACTTCTTTGAACGAAGAAGATTGGCAAAGGTTGAGAAGTTCACGCTTCACCGCATCCGAAATCCACAAACTGATGGGAACTCCGAAAAACAAATCGGAGTTCTTGTCGGAAACTGCGAAATCATTTGTCTTTGAGAAGGCAGCGGAATACTTAACCGGTGCGAAATCGGAGATCTATGGTCGTGCTTTGGATTGGGGCAAGGAACACGAGAAAGAAGCCTTCCACTATTTCTCCCAACAAACCGATGATTTCTTTACTTACTACGGTGCAGAGACATACACTTTCATCACCTATGGAGAATGGGGAGGGTATTCACCTGATGCACTTGGTCACCAGTTGGTAGAAATCAAATGCCCGTTTAATTCAGGCAACCACTTGCAAAACTTCTTCATTCAAAACAACGAGCAGTTGAAGAGCAAACGCACGGAATACTTTTGGCAGATGCAGATGGGGATGATTGCAACCGGATTGGAAGAAGGTTTGTTTGTCAGTTATGATCCACGAATGCCCATCGGCAAGAAGCTCACAACCACTCTCATCACTTTGGAAGAGGACATCCAAGAGATTATTGATGAGAAATTGACCTACGCTGGGGAGTTGTTTTTGTCAATCACAAAATAAATCGTTCATTCACAAAGCCAATCAGCAAATAAATTTGCATAAGTGAAAAGAATGTTGTTAGTTTGAATCACTATGAAACACACAATAACAAATAACAGAAACACAAAAGCAGTAAACATCTCTACTGATGCTACTGGTAATGTCCGTGCCTTTTATGTTCAA